GGGTCTAGTTCCCACACTATTGACACAGATCTTGATGGTATACGTAATACTCTGCAATCTGGTTACTTAAAATTAACGTAGGATAAATAATGGCAACCCTATCAACAATCATTACACCAGGTAACGTACTTACTGCAACTAACACGCAGACTGTTACTAATAAAGATTTGTCATCTGGTACAAACACGTTTCCAAACTTTGGCGATGTAGTTGGTCCTGCATCATCAACAGACAATGCAGTTGCTAGATATGACGGCACAACAGGAAAGTTAATCCAAAACAGTTCTGTTACCGTAGACGATTCAGGCATTGTTAGAGCTTTATCTGTAACAACAAACAATAGTAATTCAGGTATTGCAATAAGTGGCGACAGCCAAGCGGGTGTTATTTATGCAAATAACAATAAGCCCATGTCTTTTAATGTGAATGGTGCTCAAAGATTAAGAATTACAACTGATGGAGCTTTTGCTTTTGGTAGCGATACGGCTTACGGAACAAGCGGTCAAGTATTAACATCTAATGGAAATGCTACTCCTACTTGGACAGATGCTGGAAATGTGGTTGGTCCAGCTTCGGCAACAGATAACGCTATTGTTCGCTATGATGGTACTACAGGTAAACTAATCCAAAATAGTGCTGTTACTATTGATGATACTGATGGATTAACTGCAAGAGTTGTAGTTGCTTCTCAAAGTGGTTCTTCAGTTGCTTTATATAGTTCAGGTTCTAATACTGTTCATATTTCTACTGGAAACGCTAGTACATTATTAAATTTTCAAATTAATTATGTAACAAGAGCTACTCTCACACCTAACGGGGCTTGGTCTTTTGGTTCTACTGGCTCGGCTTATGGAACAAGTGGTCAGGTATTAACATCTAGTGGTGATGCTCCGCCTACTTGGTCTACGATTACTGCTGGTGATGTAGACGGTCCAGCATCATCAACAGACAATGCTATTGCTCGTTTTGATAGTACCACAGGAAAGCTACTTCAAAATAGTGGTATTACTATTAGTGATACTGGTAGCCTTAACTTAGCAGGGGCTTTAGACGAAAAAGTTTTTGCAGTTACTGGAACTACTCCAGCAATATCTCCACAAAACGGAACAATTCAAACTTGGACATTGAGTGGTAACTCCACTCCTACTGCTGGAACCTGGAGTGATGGCGAGTCAATCACTATGATGATTCTTGACGGTACTGCTTTCACCATCACTTGGACATCCGTAGCTGTAACTTGGGTGGGTGGTTCTGCTCCAACTCTTGATACAACAAAACAAAACGTGGTTGAGCTTTGGAGAGTTGGTGGGGTTATCTATGGTGCTTTTGTTGGGGCTGCGTAATGCTTACTAAGTTTTTAAGAGGTGCTGCTGGTAATCAAGGTGGTCTACCTATTGAGTATGTGGGAGGCTATACTATAGGGTATCTGGGTACAACATCAAATATTACGGTATCTTTAACGTCACTTACAGGTGGTTTAGCTTCTGCTCCTTCTGCTGGTGATTTTGTATTAGTTTATTTTGGCACAGGCTCAGGAAGTAATAGAGATTTAGTTATTGCTGGTTATACAGAAATAGCAGAGTTATATGCTAACGATTCAGAAGACACAAATTTAGCTGTTGCTTACAAATTTATGGGTGCAACACCTGACACATCAGTTACTTTAACTGGCGGTACTGGAGACATTAGCGATGGTGGTGCAGTTTATGTTTCTGTTTGGCGAAATGTAGATACCATAAAGCCATTTGACGTAACTACAACTACTGCAACTGGACTTAACTCTGTTTTATGTAACCCACCAGCCATTACTCCAATTACTGCAGGTGCTGTTATTGTTTCTGGTGGTGCTGGTGCTCATACAGAAGGAACAGAAACTTATAGTTCGTCAAATTTAACAGCTTTTTTAAGTGCAGGTGTAAATGATACAAATGACGTAACAGTTGGTGGCGGTTACACAGAATGGACAACAGGCTCTTTTGACCCAGCACAATTTACATTTAGTGCAGATAACGATGGTAGCTTTTCATGGGCAGCTGTTACTGTAGCATTAAGACCAGCACAGCTACCACCAAATAACTTTGCTATTGTTGGTGGCACAATCGCTTACACATCAGGAAACTCATCTTTAAATGTGGCATACCCTAGTGGCATACAAGCAAATGATTTATTAGTTGTTTTAGGCTACATAAATGGTGCTACCTCTTTTGGTACGATTTCTGGATGGACAAATTTAGGTTCATCAGGATCTTATGATGTTACAAGTTGGAAAGTTGCTGATGGAACAGAATCTGGAACTGTATCTGTAACTTGGGCTGGTTCTGTTGGTGCTGTTATATCTATGTTTAGAATAAGACATACCACTACAAACCCACCAACTTTTGGTAGTGGTTCTGGAGCCTATGGAACAAGTCCTTCAGTAACATTACCAACACCTTCTTCTTATACTGATGTTTGTCATATTATAAACTATAGAAATAATAACACTATTAATGGCTTTATCCCAAATCCTGCATTAATATCATTAAACACAAGAACCACAAGTTATGGTTATTATGGCTACGAAATAGAAGATGCTGCTGGTGCTGTTATAACAGCTACAACAACAAACAATATTACAGCAGTAGCTTACTCAATTTACGTATAGGAATAATTATGATTTATATAAAAGTTAAAGATGGAATAGTAGAAAAATATCCGTATTCTGTAAATGAATTAAAAGCAGAAAACAAAAACATATCTTTTCCTGCTCAAGTTAGCATAGAAACACTAGCTGAATTTGGTGTTTTTCCTTTACTAAGGTTAGCAAAGCCTGAGATTGACTATACTAAAAATATAAACGAGGGTATTCCACAAAATATTGACGGTGCTTGGACACAGGTATGGGAAGTCACTCCTGCACTAGATGATGAGATATTACAAAGAGTCTTAGACCTTAGAGCAGCTGAATATCCTCCTATGACTGATTACCTTGATGGTGTCGTTAAGGGTGACCAAGCTCAGATTGATAAGTACATTACCGATTGTTTAGCAGTTAAAGCTAAGTACCCTAAACCCTAAGGTAACTAATGCTAGGTTACTCAGCCTTATCTGAAGCACCCATATCATCACTAGCTGGTGCTGGTGGTAATGTTGCTGTTTCCGTAACGGGTGTATTTGCTACAGGATCCATAGGGTCAGTAGTAGTTGTAGCAGCTGCAAATACTAGCATTACGGGTGTATCAGCTACAGGTGCAGTAGGCTCAGTAACAGTAGTAGCCAGTGCTAACACAAGTATTACAGGTGTATCTGCCACAGGTTTTGTAGGGACAGTCACAGTACGAACAGGTACATCGGCACTTGTAGATGTTACAGGTGTATCTGCCACAGGGTTTGCTGGTAGTGTAGCTGTAACTGGCGATGCTAACACAGACATTACTGGAGTATCTGCTACTGGTTATGTAGGCACAGTAACTATATCAACACCTACATCTGTACTAGTGACAGGTGTACAGGCAAGTGGTATAATCGGCAACCTAACTGTAGTAGGATATGCTAACACTAGCCTTACTGGAGTAGAAGCCACTGGCTTTGTAGGTGAGGTACTAGCTAGATCTGTCAACGTCATAGCTATTACAGGTGCATTTGTAACAGGTCAAATAGGCACAATAACTGTTGCAGCAAAAGCAATATCTGGTATAACAGGGGTAACTGGAACAGCCTTTGTTGGCACAGTATCCGTAGGTGTTAGAGTAACTGTAGCAGTATCGGGTGTATCAGCTACAGGTGACGTAGGAACTGTATCTTTACGTGAAAATGCAAGACCTACCTTTGTTGGGGTTGAGGGTGTTGTATTTGTAGGCACTGTAACCATAACTAATACATCATTTAATTATGATGAAGTTAAAGAGTTATATGCCCGTAACAGAACAGTCTATGTAGGCAGAAGTTCTACTACACAAGATAGAACAGTATTCATACCTAAAGAAAATAGAACAGTATCAGTTGGCTCTTCTGCATCAGACAATAGAGTTATATACATACCCGTACAAAATAGAATGGTGCTCATAGATAACAGAAGCACAAGCCAAGACAGAACAATGAGAGCAGCAGCTTAAAGGAGATTAAGGTGGCATTTAAGTGGACAAATAAAGACCCAGATGAAATTCTAGATTACAGTGTAGACTGGTCTAGATTCCTCAATGGTGCAACTATCAGTGTTGTTACATGGTACGTAGATGATTCATCTGACGTTAAGACTCTCATTGCTGCTGGTCAAACGGTTAACGGTATTCAGAATGTATCACAAACAAATACATCTACCGTAGCTACTATTAACCTAGGATTAGGAACTCTAAATAAAGAGTATAAGTTCTATTGCAGAATGCAAGATAGTAGTGGCTCCATTGCTGAACGAGTCATTAAACTAAACATTAAGGAACAATAATTATGGCTTATAACTTCTTAGGTCTAGTTAACGACATCAACAAAAGATTAAACGAAGTAGAATTAACTTCTGCTAACTTTGCTACTGCTACTGGTTTCTACGGTCAAGCTAAAGATGCAGTCAATGCTGCTATCAGTGACATCAATCAACTACAGCATGAGTGGGCATGGAACCACACAGAAACGGAAGAGACACTGTCTGAGGGTGTGACACGTTATGCTTTCCCTGCCGATGCTAAGACAGTAGACATGGATTCATTTAGACTAATCAGAGACGATACCTTTAATAACAACACAGTTAAACTACGTGTTATCAACTATGAAGAGTATCTAGAGAAGTTTGTAGATCAAGAGTACTCTACAGATGAATCACTCAAGGATGTTCCACAATACGTGTTCAGAGCACCTGGCTTAGAGTTCGGTGTTGTACCTGCCCCTAAAGAAAATTATAAGTTGGTATATGAGTATTACAGACAGACAGTAGACTTGGTTAATCCTACAGATGTACCTGATATTCCTGAGATGTATCGTAACGTAATCAATGATGGTTCTATGTACTATGCTTATATGTTCAGAAGCAACGAACAAGCAGCATCTATTGCCAAGTCTAAGTTTGAGCAGGGTATTAAGAGTCTACGTATTATGTTGATTAACAGATACGAGTATGTACGTTCTACTGCACTTCAATCTAACAAGAAATACACAGCTGGTTTTAGGATTAACTAATGGCAGATAAATGGCAGACCTACCCGTTTGAGTTTAGAGGTGGATTAGTTAGTTTCCTATCTCCTCTTCAGCACGGTATTCAAGCACCAGGAAGTGCTCGTATCCTTCGTAACTTTGAGCCATCTGTAGAGGGTGGCTATAGACGTATTGAAGGATTTGATAAGTATGACCCATCTAAAGTACCTGCATATGGTAACCCCAAAGTTCATGGAAGTGGGCAGACAGGTACCACACTTGTAATAGGTAACTTGTACACTAGCCCAGTAGCAGGTGACACACTTACCATTGCTGGTGTAACTGGCACATATACTATTGCATCAGCAGGTGTTTCATATAGTGGAACAACTAAACGTGCAACACTTACCCTAACAACTAACCTAGCATCTAGTCCTTCTGCACTAGCAGCTGTAACATTTACATCTGGTTCAGGTCAAGTGATTGGTGTAGCTGCATGGCGAGACTCTGTTATTGCAGTGCGTAATGATGATGTGTACAGAGGATCTGGTTCAGGGTGGACTAAGATTAACGTACCTAGTTACGGAACTGTACTAGTAAATGGTGGAAGTCAGACAGGTGGTAATTTAGTTGTTGATGGTTTAACTTCTGCCCCACAAGCAGGTGACACATTCACTATCAGTGGCGGTACTCTTGTGTACACTGTTACTACTGATGCTACTGTAACCAGTGGAGGTACAACACTTGCTATTAATCCTAACTTAGAATCTAGTCCATCTGACAATGCAGCTATTACTTTCTTAAGCACTGACAGATCTAATGGATCTAAAAATAGATTTGAGAAGTACAGAATAGGTTCAGTAGAAAAGATTGTAGGTGTTGATAGTGTTAACGTACCGTTTATCTTTGGTAATAATACATACACTGCACTTAATGATGTAGCAAATGATGTGGTTGGTGCGGAACACGTAGTGTGGTTCAAGAATCAATTGTTCTTTGCTAAGGGTGACTCAATAACATTCACTGCTCCTTACACAGATTCTGACTTCACTCCAGCTAACGGTGCTGGTGTTATCAGTGTAGGTAAAAGAATTACTGGCTTGATTGTATTCCGTGAACAGTTAATTATCTTTAGTGAAAATCAAATTAGTAGATTAGTGGGTAGTACTGTAAGTGACTTTGCACTGCAGCCTATTACTCTAAACATTGGCTGTGTAGACACTGACACTATCCAGGAACTTGGTGCAGATATTATGTTCTTGGGTCCTGATGGTTTAAGACTACTTAGTGCTACTGATAGAATTGGTGACTTTGGATTAGCTGTAACATCTAAACCTATTCAGTCAGAGATGACTAATCTTATTTCAGCAAGTACATCTTTCTGTAGTATTACTATTAGAAAGAAATCACAGTACAGAATCTTTGGATATAACACTAGCTATACACCAGAGAATGCTTTAGGTATTTTAGGTACTCAGATTTTAAGTGAGACTGCAGGTGAGATGGCATGGGCTGAGACTAGGGGTATTAAAGCCTATGTAGCTGACAGTGAATACTATGGTAGAAATGAAACTGTAATATTTGCACAGGACGATGGATATGTATATCAACTAGAGTCTGGCAATAGCTTTGATGGAGAAAACATTAAGGCATCTTTCAGTACTCCATTTGTACCTATTTCAGATCCACGACTACGTAAGACATTCTATAAGCTATTTTTGTATACAGATCCACAGGGTAGTGTTACTACCGATGTGAATTTAAAGCTTGACTTTGATGATGAAAATGTGATACAACCAGCTACCATTACGCTAAGTAATAGTTCGGCAGCAGGTGGATCGTATGGCTCATCTAGATCTGTGTATGGCATATCTACATATGGTAATAAGCTTAGAAAGCTATTTCAAACACAAGTAATTGGATCGGGGTTTACTGTATCTTTGCAGTTTATATCAGAAGGTACAGATCCTCCATTTTCATTAGATGCTGCAACACTTGAATTTTCCACATTCGATAGACGATAAGGTATACACATGGGTACTGGATACACTAGAAACGATACCAGCAACAACATTGCTGACGGTAATATTATTAATGCTGCAGACTTAGATGGCGAGTTTGATGCCCTCAGTGCTGCTTTCGTAGAGACTACTGGACACAGTCATGATGGTAGTGCACGTAATGGTGCACCGATTACTAAGGTAGGTCCAAGTCAGGAGATGGTAGTTACCAGTACTGCGGTAACACCAGCACAGAATAATACTATTGACCTAGGTACGTCATCACTACAGTATAAAGATTTGTATATTGATGGTACTGCTAACATTGACAGCTTAAGTGCTGACACTGCAGATATCAATGGTGGTACTATTGACTCTACTGCAATTGGTTCAACTACTGCAAGTACTGGTGCTTTCACTACTCTTACAGCTTCTAGTGCTACATTGAATGGCACTACTATCCCTTCTTCAGCTACACTACTCACTTCAACAAGCAACTTAAATGCTAGCAACTTAGCTACTGGCACAGTTCCTACTGCTCGTCTTGCTACAGGTACTGCTGACAACTCTACGTACTTACGTGGTGATGGCACATGGGCAGGTATCGGAGGTGGTGGTACAGTTACTTCTGTAGACGTGTCGGGTGGTACTACTGGTTTGACTACTTCAGGTGGTCCTGTTACTGCTAGTGGAACTATTACTCTAAGTGGCACACTTGCTGTAGCCAATGGCGGTACTGGTGTAACTACTAAGACAGGTACGGGTAGTGTCGTATTATCTGACAGCCCAACACTTGTAACTCCAGATTTAGGTACTCCATCTGCAGGTA